TAGAGCAAAGACCGACAAGAATATTAGAGTACGAAACATTCCTGTAATGGCTAATGGAGTGCCTCTGTGGGCTTCAAAATACGCCCTCACAGACGAGGAAGCACAAAAGACGGGTAAAGTATCAATTGAGGACAAACAACGCCAATTAGGCTCTCTAGTGTTGTCTTATGAAATGATGAATAAACCTATTGACGAAATGATGGCAGAATTCAAGAAAGACTTTGTACAAATGGAAACAATGGAAAAGGTTAGACAGTTAGATACTCGATGCTATGTGACTATTGACTCGGCTGTTTCAGAGAAAGAGAGTGCAGACTTCACAGGGGTAACAATCAACTGGGTTTCTCCTGAGAATAAATGGTATGTAAAAACGTACAGACTTAAAATCAACAGCAAGGACTTAATCGACCACCTTTTTTACATCAAAAAGACTTACAATCCAATGTTTATAGGCTTAGAAGAAACTACGTTTACAATGGCTATTCAACCTTTCTTGGAAGATGAAATGAGAAAACGTAATGACTTCTTTTCAGTTACCCCAGTAAAACACAAAGGAATAAACAAAGAAGTAAGGATTCGTGGACTCATACCACGCTGGGAAAACAAGTCTATATTTCTTATTGGAGACAATACAGAATTACTTGATGAAATGCGTGTGTTTCCTAACGGGCAACACGATGACGTACTTGATAGTTTCTCAATGCAGGTCAATATTGCAAAAGCACCTTTTAGGAAATCAGCAAATTTCTCAATTGACAAGGAAGTTAACCAAGCAATTTAATTGCATTGCAATTTATTTGTAATATACTAACAATAATGGCGACACTAGAAAAGAAACCAACATACTCAGTCGAAATGCTATTCAATGGTCTTTCATTTAAGAAACGCACTCAAGATATTGCAAAAACTATTTTATCTTTCAAACCAGAAACTCTTTATACAGAGGTTTATGTCATTGTAAAGAAAGGTAAAGATGTAACAGAGCGACGATTAAACCTCAAACAAGGTAAAAATCTCTTTGTAAATGAAGACTATTTACCCATTTTTATAAATAACTTACTCCTAGAATAATATGGACAACACTGATGTTTTTTCGTATATAAAAACCGAAGAAAATAACTGGCGCACAGTACGAGTACCTCTGACTAAGTCAAAGGATTGGAATATGTACGAGCATATCGAGCGATGTACAAATGTTGCAAACGCTTGGTATCATTTAGGTAATAATGACGGTATTCGACCTTATGATGATATTGTAACTCCAATTATAAACGTAGCTTTTCGTTCAGAAGGATTTGATGTGAAGGACATTGTGCCGTATGTAAACGACGCACAACAGAGTTATAAGTCATTCTTAGTAAAGAAATATCACCCTCAATGGGCAAGAAAGAATGAATTAGACACGTTTATTGATGATGTAGTAGAAACTTCTGTCATTTACGACTTGGTTTTAATTAAAGACATAAATGAAATAAAACCAGAAGTAGTTGATCTTAAAACTCTAGCATTTTGTGACCAGACAAATGTAATGGCAGGCCCTATTTGTATCAAACATCAACTAACGCCAGCAGAACTTGTTGCGTTTAAGGGTAAATGGGACAATGACATGATAGATCAGGCGATTGTCATGGCGGTTCAGGAAAAGAAAGTTGCGCTTGCTAATGATCAAGAGGCTAAAACACCAGGAAACTACATAGAAGTATACGAATTACGAGGTAATTTACCTGAATACTGGCTAACTGGTGAGGGTGAGAAGTACAAATATACTCCTCAAATGCACGTTGTTTGTTATTACACAACTCAAGATGGTTCTAAAAATGGTATTACCCTTTATAAAGGAAAAGACAAACCATTAAACCAAGTATTCAAATCATTAAAAATTGACCGTGTTCGTTCTAAAGGGCGAGCGTGTGGTCGTTCTATTGTAGAAACATTATTTGAACCGCAAGTGTGGAATAACTACTCAGCCATCAAGATTAAAGCTCTTTTAGATGCGGCTATAACAGTATTTCAGACTGACAGTGAAGAATACGGAAATCAAAAACTATCTGAACTCAAAAACAACACAATTCTTAAACATGAACCAGGTAAACCGATCACTAAAGTTGACGGCTCGCTTCAAAATCTGACAGCCTTTACCAATTACCAACAGAAACAAGAAACATCTGCGCGTGTTCTTGGGTCTGCTTCTGAGGGTTCGCTTGGCGTGAATCCTTCATCTGGTACACCTTTTGCACTTCAAAATCTTGTAGTACAGCAAGGACAAGGAATGCACGAATACCGCCAAGGAAAGATTGCAACATTCTTTGCCGATGTTCTTTATCGAGACTGGTTCTTAAAGTACCTTGTAGATGAAATGAATAGCGGTATTAAATTCTCAGAAGAACTCACACTTGATGAAATGATGGAAATAGGAGAAATGGTTGCACGAAATACCGCAGAGGAGAAAATAAAGTCAAAGATACTAGAAGGTAAGGAAATACAACCAGGAGAAAAAGAAAGTCTTATTGAGTTTTATAAAGAGGAATTCAAGAGAAGTGGAAATCGTAAGTTCTTTGAAACCGTAAAAGGTGAACTTGAATCTATTCCTGTTTCAGTATTCGTAAACATCAAAGGAAAACAACGTTACATGGCACAGAACGCAGACAAAATTACAAACATTATTCGTGAAGTCATTAGAAACCCCCAAGCATTCACACAAGTTCCTGGTATTGGCAAAGCATTCAACCAACTTATTGAAGAGTCTGGTTTAAGTCCAATTGACTTTAGCGGTATGATAACCGCAGTCAAGGAGCAACCAGTACAAGGAGGAGCTTTTGCCCCTCAAGGTATTGCCTCCGAGGTCGGTGGTGAACAATTAACAAAATAAATATGAAAGAACACTTAACAGAATTAGAAATAGCAAAAATTGAAGCATTCAACGCAGATGAAGTACTTGTAGAAGCAGTAAGGAAAGTACTCTTGCAAGGTATTTATACTCATGGAACGATACAAAAAGGTTTCAAAGCAGAACCTCTCAAAAACGGAGCTTTAAGTTTAGCTGCTCAAGCTACAAATAACCCTATAACTGACGAACTACTCGGACAACATATCCGAGGAGTTTGGGCAGGGGTAAACGCCTTAGAAAATGCTTTTAAGGATTTACAGGGTATTAGATCAAACAAAGAGGTAGAAAGTCCTTATATAAATGAGGCAATTTAACAATATGAATTATAAGAACATTTCAGAAAGTGGTGTTGTAACAAGGGGATTTGGGAAACTGAAAAATCTTGTTATTAACTCTCACTCATCAGGAACAATTAAAATCTTTGACTCAGTAGACGCCGGAGCGCAAGCAACAACGACACTCACAAGTGCTGGAGCGTGTGTACCAGCTTCTCATGGTCAAACAGAACTAACATCATCGGGTGCTATGGTAGCAGGTACTCATGCAGTATCAGTGTTTACTTCATCTGGTGCGGTAGTAGATGGTGAAACAATAACAATCGGAACAACGGTATATACAGCTAAAGCAATTCCCGCTGCCCCTTATGATGTAGCAATGGGTGCAGATGCAGAAGCGTTTCTTGCAAACCTAAAGAATGCAATAAACGGTAGTGGTGCAGGTGCATACGTTGGAACAGCAGCACATCCTAACGTTGTAGCGGTAGCTAGTGATGCAACTACTCTTACAGTAAGAGGTCGTGTACCAGGAACTTCATTAAATGCAACAGCAACAACAGAGACATTTACTAATGGATCTTGGGCTGACACTACTCTAGGAGGTGGTACAGGTGATAGTGATGCAGGTGTAACAACGGGTGCGGCAACAGTAACAATAGGGTCTATAACTTATACGGTAGTAGATGAATTATCTGAAGCATACGGAGCAGACGCTATTGCATACCAAGTTAAAAAAGGAGCAAATGAAGCATCAATGCTTGATAATCTTAAACTTGCAATCAATGGTGGTTCAGGTGAAGGCACTTTGTACTCAACAGGTACAGTGGCTCACCCTTACGTTATTGCAACAACTAACTCAAATACAGTACAGAAAATTATTGCTCGTTCAGTAGGAAATGCAGCCGCTACAGCAGTGGTAAACGCACTTGCTACTACAGAAACAATGGCAAACACTGCATGGGCAGATACGACATTCGGAGGTGGTACAGGTAACTCTAATCCAGCAGTTACAAGTGATAATGCAACCTTCACAATCGGAGACATTACATATACAGCAGTTTTAGAACTTTCTGAAACATCAGGAGCAACGGCAGTTCCTTATCAGATACTTTGGGTGACAAATGAAGCTACTTTCTTGGATAACGTTAAAAAAGCCGTAAATGCTTCTGGTTTAGCAGGTACTGATTATTCAACAGGTACATACGAACATCCACAGGTATACGCAACAACAAATGCAGACACTACACAAGTGTTCTTAGCTAAAGCAGTTGGAACAGGAGGCAATAGTATTGCAACCACAGAAACATTAGGAAACTACTCATTTACCTCAACAGTAATGGCAAGTGGTGCTGGTTCTAATGGTCGCCTTATGCACAACACAATCACTTTCTCTGTGGTAGCAACAACAGGTGAAAGAACAATTGATTTTGGAGGTGAGGCATTCAACAATGGACTCTATGTAACAATTGGAGGTACAGCAGATGTGACAATCGCTTACGAGTAATTGTCATTAAATTAAAAAGTAGTATTATTAAGTGTAACGAGTTCTGATTCTCAAACAAAAATCATAACTAAAGGTATCATTCCCTCCTGAATGACTAACAAAAAACATCTCAATATGGATACTATTGACAAAAATGAAGAAGTAATCGAGCAAGACGTAGAGGAAACTCAAGTTGAAACCGAAAACGATGAATCTAAAGCACCTGAAACAGAGACAAAGAAATTTGAAGAAGATTTAGATGCAAAGTACGCAAGACTAAAGAGACAAACCGAACAACTAGCTAAAAAACTAGGAAAAAACGATTTTGAATCTCCTAAGCCTAGCAAAAAATCAGACGACTTTGGCTACGATGTAAAAGCCTTTCTTACCGCAAATGGAATCAAAGGATCAAAAGAATTTGAATTCGTAAAAAATGAAGTAAAAAAATCAGGACAAGACATTGAATCTCTCCTAGAAAATGAATACTTCCAGCACCGACTCAACAATTTCAGGGAACTTACCAAAACAAGTGAAGCCACAATTAAAGGTACACGGTCAGGTGGAGTTCCAACAGATAGTGTTGATTACTGGTTAGCTAAACCGATAGAACAAGTTCCTAAAGAGATGCTTCCTAAAGTGGTTAAAGCAAAGCGAGAGCAAAGCAAAGATAAAGGCGTATTTTACAACTCATAGTCATCTCGTTTGGTTATTAAAAAAAATAACTAAACTAAAATGGCAGTAATCCCTACAATTGAATACGAGACAACATTACAAGAACGACTCTCAGCACCTATGGTGTGGAAAGAAGTTTGTCTCGTAAAATATACAGACTCAGGTATTTGGAGAAATCCTTACCTAACAGATGCAACCGTTGGAACAGGAACTCGTGGCACAGGCTATACTCCTTACGCAGTTGCAACTACAGACGACACAGTTTCTATTACAGACTATGTTTACTCTGCACCAGTAATTGACGATGCAGACTTAGCACAGAAGACATTCTCAGACTGGATGGAAATTGCAGACAATGTTGGAGTAATGTTGAATGAAAAAATGGAAACAGCGATGCTTGCAGAACATGCTCAATGGACAAACTTTGACAATGCAAGTATTGGTGGTTCAGCAGGAAACATCACTGTAGCAACATCAAACATTAAGAAAATCATCACAGGTATCAAGCGAGAAATTCGTGAAGCTGGAGGTGGTGAACTTATGGCACGAAATGGAGCATTTATCATCTGGCGTGAAGCAGACTTTGAACTTGTGGAGACACTCGCTTCATCAGAGGGTTTCAATACAGCAGATGACGCACTCAAGAATGGAATCAAACAAGGTTTCAAATACATGGGTGTAGAACATTACTCATCTAGTAAGCACGCATCAGGACACGTTTTTGCAGGTGTTAAAAAAGCATTTGCAGTAGGTGTATGTAAGTCAACTTATGGAAAAGTAAAAACTATCGTTAACCCAGTAGTTTCAGGAGCGCAAATTTCAGGTATTGGACTTGAGTCTCGAATCGACTCTAAATTCAAGGCTTGGACAAAGATGGTTCCTGTATTGTTTGATGTACTCGTTGCCTAACTTTAATGGTTGGTTTTAATAACTTAATCATATAATTATGGCAGGATATCTATCAAACACACCACGAGTAGACGGAGTAGAAGTAACACCAGTAATCCTTATTGCAGCAGCAGCTCAGGGTACTGGAAACTCTATCCCCCCTCTCGCACAAACTGTTGAAGTACAAGGTGTAGCAAACGACGCAAATGACTTCATTGTTCTTCCATCACTCGCAAGTGTTCCTAACGGACACAGAATCACAGTGATTGGATCGGCAGGAGCAAATTTTGAAGTTCGCACACCAGCTTCATCGGCAGAAGAAATTAACTCGGAAGACTGCGACGGTACAAAAGAGTACCTTTTCACTGATACACAAATTCACTATTTCACTAAGATTGATAACACAATCGGATGGATGGGGAATGGATACTCAGCGCTAGGTGCAGTTGTAACAGCCGTGGTTCCGGACTAGCTTCTTAACTCAGAGGGTTTATACCCTTTGGGACTAGGAAACTAGAAAAAACATTATGGTCTATAACGATACATCAACAAGACAAGGTTTGCTCCAAGAATGTGAAGACATTTGTGGATTAGGAGCTACAGGTATTACCTCAAATACCGCACTTCTCCAACAGTTCACTCGATGGTCAAACAAATGGGCTAAAATAGGTGCTTCAATTGCTATCAAAGCGCAGTCTGGTTGGGATTTTGATGATCCAGCGTGGACTACTTACCCATCAGGAACTTATCCAGGAACAACAGACCGCGACTATGTTTTCGCCTCTACCGAGAAACTCTTAAAGATTAAAAAAGTTGGTATTTCATACGATGGTACTAACTATATAACCGCAACACCAATAGACACATATCTTGACCCAGAATATACAACGGTACGAAAAGATCCAAACGTAGACCAGCTTTTTGATAAAGGAAATCCACGTTATGACCCCAGAACAAACTCAATAGACATTTACCCTAAATTTACCGCCGATGAAGTATCAGCAGGGGCTAAAGTATATGTTGAGTTTTACCGTGAACCTAAAGAATTTGCTACATCTGGCACAGACACACAAGAACCTGGGTTTGCTTCTCCATATCATCAACTCATCTCAAAAGGTGCTTCTTATGAGTACTGTTCACTCTACAGACCAGACTTAGCCCAGAGTTTACGATTAGACTTATACGGAAATGGTGGAAACATCAAAGGGATTATTAAAGAAATGCAAGAGTGGTACAACAAAAGATACTTAAAGCAGGACATAATAACTCCTGAAACAGTACATTCGATATAGTATGACATTCACCTATGACACAAAAACATCAGACACTCTCACAAAAGACTCTCCAAGTGTTGCAGGGACATTTACAAACGATTCTAAAACTATTAACTATCTCTGGGTATCAACCACGTTCCCGTGGGCAGAGGCTGAACCGTGGAATATATCAGGTGACGGCGATATTTTAACAAAAGACATCAAATCATAACTATGGCAGACATAACACCAATTACATCACAAACATCATCTACAAGCGGTTCTGACGCGCTACAGGGTATTAAAGACGCAGTAACGAACTTAAATGACGACAAGGCGGAACTATCAGGGGCTACGTTTACTGGTGCTATTTCAGCCACTAATCTAACGGGTACACACACAGGTACAAGTTCAGGAACAAATACTGGCGATCAAACACTCCCTGTTAAAGCGTCAGGTGCGGAGTTAGACACTGGGACAGATGATGCTAAATTTGCAACAGCAAAAGCTATAAACGATTCTCATAATGTTCCAAGTGTTGCACCATCTACATCAGGTAACGTAATGACATCAAATGGTACTGATTGGGTTAGTTCTACTCCATCAGGTACATCTGCACCTTTTGGTAACGGTAAAGATGGTGCTTTAACTTTTGAGGATCGACAACTATTCTAGGAATGGCACCCGCAGCTAATGTCTACACCCTTACAAAAGATATATACGGAACGACAATAGTTGTAAATACTGGTGTAACAATAAACGCGGCAGGGTATCGTATATTCGCAACAGTTTCATTTACTATAAATGGTACTGGTACTATAAGGGCAAATGGAGGTAATGGCGGAAACGCTAGTGGAATTACAGGAGGTACAGCAGGTGCGGCATCAGGAACAGGGACAATATCTGGAGGTTTAATTGGAGTGGCGGGGGCAAACGGAGTTACAGATACGGGTGACAGGTCAGGTGTGGCAGGAACGGCAGGAAATGCATCATCAAATAGTATTGGGGCAAGTGGCGGTATTGGTGGCACAGGAGGCTCTTGTACACCAAACGGAACAGCATCAGCAGGTGCGGCAGGAACTGCAACGGCTTCAGTGCAAGGTGTGAACAATGTTGTTTTTGCAACAACAATGCACGAGTTTTTGGGGACTTCAATTGCCTACATTAAAGGAGGTGCAAGTGGTGGTTCTGGTGCGTCAGCAGCGTGGAATGGTACAGGTGTGTCATCTGGTGCAGGTGGAGGTAGTGGTGCAGGTGGTGGCATAGTATTCATCGCAGCAAAAGCTATAACAAATAACGGAACAATCTCTGCTCTAGGTGGTAATGGAGGAAATGGTAGTGCCGCGTCAGGCTTCCAAGCTGGTGGAGGTGGTGGAGGTGGTGGAGGTGGAGGTGGTTCTGTTGTACTTATCTACAGTAGTTATACAAATAACGGGACAGTTTCTGTAGCAGGAGGGTCGGCTGGTAGTGGCGGTCCGCCTACTGGTTCTGGTGCTGCGGGAGGTAATGGCGCTGCTGGATCTACTGGTACGATCGTAGAAATTACAGTCTAATATGAACAAAATTTTTGAACTAAAAGGTGAGGACTTTTCAAAGGGCATATCAGCTCAAGGAAATATCCCCATTGGAGGTATATTTCAGCAATTCAGAGGAATTGACCCTTTTTACAATCAAGGTTTAGCTGTTCCGTATCTTGTGCCAGACGAAATAACACCATCAAGTGCACCAAGATTCATAGTGAACTTTAATACAGGAGGAACCGAGTATGTTTATTGGTTAAGTGCGACTGAAGTAAAACAGACTCTTCGTGTTTCACCATATACACAGACCGACAAGACATCAGAAATAACGTTTACAGGCACACCTGATCTGATTGGGGCAACTGTTTGGAAGGGAAAACTTATTTATGTGAATAAAAACAACGATATGCGTTCGAACACAATTCCTATTGCGATTGGAACAGATGTGCAAATAAAAGGCTCTTTCAATTACTCATCGAGTACTTATGATTGTATGCCTCTTTGTGTAGGTGGTGACGGCAATCTTTATCACGGCGACCAGTCACGAGTAGGACAAATAACCTCAGCAACAGGAACATCAGGTAATTCCAACTTCTTTAATGTAGATGACGGGTTTTATGTTCGAGACTTGATAAATAACGGTAGATATCTTGTTATTCTTGCAGATGATAATTTAGGAAACCTTGCAGATAGGAAAGTGGGAAACTATCGTTGCCGTGTGTACTTCTGGGACATGATTAAATCTACCGCAGACGTTATTTTTGATATTGATGACTCTTACTTAATCGCAGGAGAACAATTAGACGGGAATATCTACTTCTTTGGATATAACGGACTCTATGTCTGTAATGAAATGACCTCACCTAAGATGGTACGACCTTTTGTTTCTTACGATGGTCTATCTAGGGCTAAGCCATACTCGCCATACCATTTAGTACGCTCAAAAGGCTCTATTTTCTGGGTAGATGGTTCAAACCATGTACTCTATAACGGAAGTATCTACGCTTACGGAAACCCTACAAATGGATTGACTAAAATCTTTTACCAACCACACGTAAACAGTAATGCCGGACAGACAAATGCTCAAAATGTACTTGCGGTAGTAGGTGAACAGCTATGGACAGCAGACGTTTCACCTAAAATCTACGTTCAAAACACTGGTTCTACTAGG